TTGTTTATTTCGGATGCTGATGGGACTCGTGGATTTACAACAAAACCTTCTCTTACTGGAGTAACGTTTAGAAATAACACGCTGGATGAAACTTCTTCCAATAGTGGTGAAATTTTTGTAGCAACATATCACAGTAATCCTAGCGATGCATTATCAGTACAAGACGATTCGGTTGGTTTTCTAGAATTAGGAACGTTAGCTTTAGTAGATGCTACAGATTTAGGGTTGCAAGAAATAACGCAGGTCGGTAACACGACCAACCAAGGCATAGAAGTAACAGGTGTTTCGAATGACGGTCACGGCAATCCATTAACTCACGGCGTTACTATAACTTCGCCCAATTCTTTATCTGCTTCTGGGAAAGTCGATCTCACTGGACCATTGACATCAACCGATACCCGACTTAAACTTAATACAGCAAATCTTATATCATCCAATATTCTGACAACGGATATCACTACAGATAGTGTGGGTTACAGAGAAGCATTATTTGCGTTTGTCGCGCCGACTCTTGATCAAGTTACAGAACAAAGTATTGCTTCTGGCGTAGTACCAATTTCTACTCCTGCTACTGGAGCAATCACAGAAGACGGTATTCGAGCAAAGTTTTTTGGTTTTGGAATAGCGCCTCCTGGAAGATCAAGTGTTGACGCAAGAACCGCACTAGTTTATACTGGTATCGGAGATTCTGTTGGGCAACGCACTTTAACAGATTTAGCAGTACAGAATACCACGACAGACACCATTACAGTCGATAAAATACAAGTTTCAGATCCCAGTATATTTACATTACCAGCATCTGGTACAATTCCATTAGTGGTTTATGAAGAATCTACAGATGAATATGAAATAGTACAAATTGATGTAGAAAACCTTGACGCCAATTTCGAAACTTTAAAATCTGTAACTGCAAGAAAAGCGCCAACATTAGATTCTGGTGAAACTGACCAACTAACTACATTAAGTAATGGTCTTCGTTTAAGAGGAACTGGTGTTGATCAGGCGCTGTATCCTAATAACACTGAGCGTTGGGTACTTGTCGCTGACATAGCGGATGTTGGTCCTCAAGACAGTGCGTATGTTAACATACGACAAACAGATCCAATAGCATTTAATCAGTCTATCGCGACTCTTGATTTTGTTTTAGGCAACGATCCTGTTGCTAGTTCTAAAGAACTAACTGTTAGAAGCGTTATTGCGGATAGTGCTGCTCTAAGCAAGTTCGATGTTAATGGCAATACAACATTAGACGCAACCACTATTGATGGTTTATTAACTGTTAATGCTGCTACTTCTCTCGACTCAACTACTATTGATGCTGGCGTTGCTAATAATGGATTCGTTATCACCAATCTAGCGGTAGGAACTGAGTCTGATATTCTTGCGGTCAACAGTAGCGGCGTTGTATCGACTGTAGATTTAGACCAAGAACTTTCTGATGCAGTTAATAGTGTAAGTTTGCACGATGTAGTAGTTGTTAATACTTCTTCAGGAAGAACAACTTCAGGCGAAATCGGCGCGGCAGATTTTAGAATATACGACGGATCTGGATTCGTTGATGATGATGACATAACTACAAATTTCAATGTGGTAATTGATACTGACAGAGATTTCCATGTTCAAGATAAAATTTTCTTTAACGACCTTGATGGATCCGGTGTTGATCGACTTCCCACAGATACGGATAGAAACTTCATCAGGTTCTCTGATCCGACATTACTAGGATATCCTGGAGTATATGATTTTGTTTCAGATGCGCTGGACGACCCCTCTACTGTTGGAAACGCACTTCTTCGAGCGGGTGGTTTAATATTAACCGACAGTGCGACGATAGGAAGTAATTTAACCATTACAGGAAACCTTACTGTAAACGGCACGGAAACTGTTGTTAATACAACAAATTTGTCAGTAACAGATAAGAAAATTGTAATTGCCGACAACGCTGGTAACATTGCTCAAACAGCAGATGCTGGAATTTATTTGGGCGCAGATGACGGAACTGAATATGCTTCTTTTACCTTTGACGGTGCAACATCTTGGACTACACCCGAAAGTTTTACGATACAAGATACTGGTATTTTAATTGCTGAAGGTCTTACTTTACTCGATTCAACGGCAATAGACGGAGCACTTAATCTTACAAACCTTATCGGCGACGGTGATGCTGTAACTGTACTTACCATTGATGCTGTGAATGAGGTGGGTTCTAGGGCAATACAATCAACAGCATTTACTGGCGAAACATTAACTACAGTAACCGATCCTGGAAGACCTGCGGGTTATGATACAACTCCAACTCCACTGTATTTTAATGGTGGTATATCTCTCGCAGCAAACGTAACGGACACACAAGCAACATATAAACTGTTGAATCTCGGATCAGGTGCTTCTGGCGATAGTGTTGAATTCATTGAAGTCGATGCTAATATTCTTGATGGTAGTGCTTTAGGTTTAGATCAAGTATTAACAAACAGCAATACCTCAGGTAGAAACATTCTACTTACTGGCACCGGCGGTGTTTCAGCTGATTCTGGTGATTTTTCTGGTAAGTTAAACGTCGACGGTGATATTACTACTGCTGCAACAACATTCAACTTACTTAATACAACTGCTACAACAGTAAACGTTTTTGGCGATGCTACAGGAATCGGTATTGGTGCTGTTACTGGTACCACGACGATCAGGCATAACCTTGACGTTGATTTAGATTTAAATGTAGACGGCGGTGATATTACTACTGCCGCAACAACATTCAACTTGCTCAATACAAATGCCACGACGGTAAATGCATTCGGCGCTGCTACATCAATTGATATCGGTGCCGCTACTGGGACAACATCAATTAATAATAACCTTGATATTGATTTGGGGTTAAATGTCGCCGGTATTACTACGCTTGATTCAACTACGATAGATGCTGGCGTAGGCAACGGATTAGTAATATCCAATTTGCAATCAGGCAACGGTAGTTTTGCTGTTGTTGATGGGTCCGGTAATGTTGGTCTTAAGTCAGTAACAGAAGCATTTGCAGACGAAAACTTACAAACAGTTACCCAGCGTGGACAAACATCTGTCGCACAAACAACAAACGTTTCAGTAACCACTGAAAATGTTAAAGTCGGTGGCCAGTTTTTCTTAGGGTTGACCGATGGAAATGTTAATGATCTTCGCTTAACGGGAACACAAAAAGCACTCCATATAGATGCTAATGATAGCGTTGGATTCAGAGACCTTGGCAACTTAGCATACTTAGATTCAGATGACGAAACTTTTGCTTCTTTAACTAGCAAACCCGAAGGTTTCGGCGGGTTGACGCAACTACAGAATAATACGGTTGTTCCTAGGATTGAACTTCAAGGCGGATTGAACCTTAAAAACCTTAGCACAAGTCCTGACGATAATCTTGTTGCTTTGTTTTTACATCAAGATTCGGTTGTTAAAGTAACTGTAGACGAAACCGTATTCAGAAAACCTTCTCTTCAAGAAGTAACTGAATTTGGTGGCGATTCTACAAACATAAAAACTAAATTCGGCGGTAGTTTAAACCTTCCCGCACCTGGAACAGAATTAATTTCAGGATCATCGATTACTTCTGCTTTAGCGGGCGATGCTAATTTTTATCAGATGCTGATAATAGATACCGCCACCAGAGACGTTAGTCGCGGCAACATAGCAACGATTGTTCAAACAGTTTCAACGGAAACATTAGAAACAGTTACATCTAGAGGCGCTTTGCTAAATGACGCTGCAGGAAAAGGAGCAAGAGACTCTGCTACTGTACAGGTTGATTTTGGTGCGAAAGTGTTTTATAGCGGTGTTGATAATGTAGAATCAACATCATCTATTGTATTAGTGTTGGATGGTGATGATGGCATCGCTAAACGGGATATGTCTACGTTATTTGACGGAGTTACGTTACATGAAGTCACTACTGCTGGTCCTTTAACTAGCAATGGAATCGGGATCGGTTCTTTAAGTGTTTACACTTCTACAGGATTCGTTGATCCTGGGGTTCCGGGAGAGTTTACAGAAGTAATCGATGCTGATCGTAATGCGTTTTTTGTTGACCTCGATGTTACTGGTATCACCACACTTGACTCAACTGCAATAGATGCTGGTGTTAGTGGGAATGGATTGTCCATACCGAACCTTGGAGAAGTCACTACTAACACTGATATACTGACTATCAATGGCGATGTTGTAAGCAAGACTGCTTTCAGCGACATATATACGGTGCCACCTACTCCTACTCTGCAATCAGTAACAGATGCTGGTAATATTACTGATAACTTCATACGAATTAGATCGACTACTTCTGGCGGAAATGTTTATTTAGAAGTGCTCGACTCGGGTACAAACCCAGACTTAGGATATCATTTGGTTGCAGGGGCAACAAGTTTCCAGCAATTCGAAACAAATGAAGCAGGAAGTTCAATACTCAACGCAAGTACTGTTATTGAAGCAGAAGATTCTGATAAAACTACTATGGCAATTATCAGACACGGAGACACTGTAGGTGGTCCTTCTCTGATTCTTGCGAAGAACAGAGGCACTAATAAATCGAATAAGAGTGCGGTCTCAGACAATGATAACCTTGGTAGGATTATTTTTGGTGGCGCATCGAATACTACGTCAACCGAAGAAGCAGACCCTTACACGCCATCGTTTGAAATATCAGCAGATGTTTCGGCACCTGTGGCATACGATGACCTAGCATCCACAATGAGATGGTTTAGTCATGATGGTGGCACTAAAACTCAAGTGATGTCGTTAGACAACAATGGTGAACTTTCAATTGCTCAGAGCGCGGTCATTGGATCAAGTATTTTTATAGGCAATTCACAAGCAACCAATGTTCCTGCTGCTTTTTTTGGTACAACCAACGACCCAAATCAAGGGTATGTTGCTGTTACTCATAATCCTGCTGGAGGAGGCACTTCATCGATGAGTCTTGCTGTTTCGAACACTGGTTCTGGGATCGAAAGAGTCGAAATCTCTCCAACTAAAATGCAATTGAAATCTAGTGTTCAACTACAAGATGCCGCAGGAACGAATCTAGTTATTTACGATTCTGCTGGTGTGGTTCTTTGGGGGAACGTATAAATAATGCATAACGATGAACATGAAAACGGAGCTCCGGTTAACCAGGCGCGTAAGAATAATAGAGGGCAAGTAAAAAAGAATGAAATTCTTGCTAAAAATATGGTAAGAAAAAAACAATCGTTCAAGGTTCATAATAATTTTTCAAAGCTTCCTCAAAAAAACAGATCTAATCTTGCGGGGATTTATGATATGATAAGACAAAAAGTCCAAGACGAAGGATAATAAATGGCTTCTCCAAATTCTAGACAGACATTAATCAACTATTGCCTTCGAAGGTTAGGCGAACCTGTAGTTGAAATTAATGTCGACGAAGATCAGATTGAAGATAAGGTTGACGATGCTATTCAAATGTATCGTGAGTTTCATTCCGATGCAACATACCGCACATATTTAAAACATCAAATTACATCCGATGATGTGACCAATGGGTACATACCGATATCATCAGATATTCTATACGTGTCTCATTTGTTCCCCATAAACAAAACCTTTGGGGCAAGCGGCATGTTTAACATCAAATATCAAATGATGCTAAACAGTATGAGCGATTTTATGAATTTCTCTGGCGGTATGTCGTACTATTATCAAATGTCTCAGTACCTAGACTTTGTGGATATGATTTTATCGGGCACTCCCCAAACCACTTTTTCTAGAAGGCAAGATCGTCTTTATATTTGGGGCGAATGGGCGTCGGGGATTAACAACATAGAAGTTGGTGATTACTTATTCGCTGAAGTCTATCAGGTTATAGATCCTAATTCACACACAAGCGTTTATAATGATATGTTTCTTAAAAACTATACTACCTCTTTGATAAAACAACAATGGGGTTTGAACATGTCGAAATTCGAAGGGATGCAACTTCCCGGAGGAGTCACTGTTAACGGAAGGCAAATTTATGATGATGCTACTCAAGAATTACAAACACTTGAAGAAAAATTAAGACTTGAGCAAGAGTTACCACCCGACTTTTTTGTAGGTTAATATGACTACTAATAAATATTTTTCACAAGGTGCTCGATCTGAGCAACTCTTGTATGAAGATTTAATAATCGAATCTTTAAAAATGTATGGGCAAGACGTTTATTATATGCCCAGGGAATTAATAAACATTGATGACATTTTTAAAGACGAATCAACCTCTAGGTTCGACAATGCATATAAGATTGAAATGTATATCGAGAACGTTGAAGGTTTCGATGGTGAAGGTGATCTGTTTGCTAAATTCGGCGTAGAAATAAGAGACGCTGCGACTTTTATTGTTGCTAGAAAAAGATTCCTAAGTCAGATCGGTCAATATGAAAACGATCCAGACGACCCCAAGAAACAATACTTTAGACCACACGAAGGAGACTTAATTTTCTTACCTCTTTCCGGTTCTATTTTTGAGATTCAAAAAGTGTTTGACGAAAACCCCTTTTATCAATTGAGGAACCTTCCTGTATTTAGACTCTCGTGTGAACTCTTTGAGTATAGTGGTGAAGATTTCGACACTGATATTGGTGCTATAGATAATGTAGAGATATTCGATTACCAATATAAATTGACTTTTAATAATGTTGAAAATACTTTGGGCAGTTTCAATGAACAGGGTTCATTTCAGGTTGGTGAGCAAGTTTCTCAACTTGCTTCTAGCGGATGGACATTAACGGCAGATGTTACTGATTATAATGCAGCAGATAGCGATTCAAGGATATTAAGTGTGGCGCATTTAACTTCTACTGACGGACTGTTTCACTCTTTCAACACAGTGGATACGGTTATCGGATCTATAACAGGTGCCGCCGGAGTTCCTTTGTCAATTACTGACGCAGTCGATGGTGCTAATAGTTCTGCACAGAACGATGTTTTTGAAACTGAATCTGACAGTCTGTTGGACTTTTCAGAATCTAATCCGTTCGGAGATCCATAATGTTAGGCGAATGGTTTTATAACGAAAGAATAAGAAAATCAGTTGCTGTTTTTGGTTCTTTATTTAATAACATATTTGTTATCCGAAACGACAGCGCTGGTAACGTTATTAGTCAAACCAAAGTTCCTTTATCGTACGCGCCACAAAGAGATTTTCTTGCCAGAATGGTTGCGACTGAGTCCGGAGAAAATCAAGAGCGACAAATAGCAATTAAATTGCCAAGAATGTCGTTTGAAATACTTGCGATGAATTATGACCCGACGCGGCAGTTACCAAAATTGAATAAAAGAACTGTTCCTAATATCACAGGAGCAGAAAACGCTAAACTATTATATACTCCAGTTCCTTTCAACATAGCATTTCAGCTTAACGTATATGCCAGAAGTCAAGATGACGCATTACAAATTGTTGAACAAATATTACCGTTTTTTACGCCGCAATATACCGTCTCAGTAAAACCTCTTGATGGGTTTGATCTTGTCGAAGACACTCCAATAAAATTAGACGGCATGACAATGCAAGATGATTATGAAGGAGCGGTAGAGAATAGAAGAACAATTATATATACTTTAGATTTTGAAATGAAAATTAACTTGTATAGGAAAACTAATCCTTCTTCTTCTATGATAACGTCAGCACAGAGCAGTTTGTTTGATATGAACGGGGATTTATTAAGTTTCATACAATGCGATGCAAACGTCTCCTCAGGGACCACTGGGACGGGCACAGAGGACATAGGAACAGTCACTAATACTTTAGTACTGAAAAATACGCTGAATCCAATCGTGTCATACAGCGTCACAACTCAACCATCTTATGGATCTGCTACAGTAGATGCGTCAGGAAAATGGGTTTATACGCCGAATTCTGATTTTTTCGGGAGCGATCCTTTTGTTATTGGCGTTGACGTTGGACAGAATGTTATTGAATCAGTTACTATTACACCGACGATTATTTCAGCAGATGGTGATGCAGTAGATGATGTGTTCAACTGGGTCAATGATGGAACGTCTTTAGTTATGGATGTTTCTGCTAACGACACCTTTGAGACCACTGGAAATATTACACACGCTGTGGAAACGCAGCCGATCGCGGGTATTGTTACTATCATAGATTCTCTTGCTGGAACATTTCGATGGACACCTCCGGACGCGTCGTTCACTGGATCCGTCACGTGGGAATATCGTGCCATACCAACCGAAGCGGCACAATCATCGGAGGTTGCTGAAGTCACTATAAACGTGACCTAAATAGAATTATGCATAACGGATTTAAAGACAGATATAGAAGAAAAATAATCTTGGGTAGACCTCAGGTAAAGAATGTTTTACCCGATCACTTTAAATCTGCATACCCAAAATTTATTTCATTGCTTGAAAAATACTATGATTTTCTTGATGAAAACGATAGTACCGAATTGCTTCAGCACCTTTTTCAGATCCGAGATGTCACGGAAACCGATATAACTCTGTTATCTTATATTGAAGACGAGTTATTATTAGGCGAACAATATTTTGAAGGGTTTGTCGACAAAAGGGCAGCAGCAAATTTCTCTAGTATTTTATTCAGATCAAAGGGTTCACGGTATTCGATTGAATGGTTTTTCCGTTCTTTTTTTGGTATCGATTCCGAAGTTTTTTATCCAAAAACTGACATCTTTAAACTTAATGAAGATGATTCTAGGATTGGTGCGGACTATGAAAAATATTTAACAGACAACAAACTTTATCAAACTTTCTCATTGTTAGTGAGAGCATCAATTCCTATTTCACAATGGAAAGATATTTTTAAGTTGTTTGTTCACCCCGCAGGTATGTACCTTGGCGGGGAAGTGTTAGTTGAAAGTTTAGCAAGGATCACCAGAGAAGTATCAATAGAACCGACTCAATATCTTACTCCGGTCTGGTCTTTTACATCGGGATCTACTGATGAAGGTTCTACTCATACTCTTTTGATATCATCTAACCCCTCACCCCCTAGTGATACGCATCTGTTTTATAGAATCACTTTGTCGGGTTTATCAAATGAGGCTGAGATAATAGATACAACACCTAATTTAGATGTGGTCAATTACATACCTGTCGAAATCATTGGTGGTTCTGCTCAACTACAGTGGGCGCTTAGTGATGACAATGATTACGCCGAAGGCGATGAAATATTCACTGTAACATTTTATGATCATGAAGACCCTGTTTGGGCGAATGAACTAGGAAGTTCTACAATTACAATCGGAAACATATTACCTGTATACACTGTTACCGTTTCTAATTCATCAATAACTGAAGGCGTTCAAACTATAACAGGAACTATGACCACTTCTCATCCAAACGGTTTTTCTCCTGCGTTTGCAGGCGAGACCGTAACATTGTCGTTTACAGGAGACCTTGCATCAGATATACGAGTTTCTAATTTAATATGGGACGATGGAGGACTTTCTACTGTTGTTCTAAACACTGTTTCTAAATCATTTACATTCGATGTTGTTGGTAGTGATATTTATCAAGGAGCAACAACGGGGGCGGTTAGAGCAACAAGTGCATATGCTGTAGGCGATTCACCAACCATAACAATTACAGATTTAGCGGCGACTGGAGCAGTCAATGCTTCTAGCGCGACACAAAGTGAAGGAGGAGGTGCAATTACTTTTGATCCTACATTCACTAATGCTGTTCCTGGATCAAATGTATATTATTGGTTAAGTAATCTGACTGATATGACCTCTGGAGATTTTTCAGGATCCCCAGCAATAGGATCTGGAAATAGAGTTGTTATAGGTACAGTTGATTCTAATGGTACTGGTATGACAGGTGGGTATTCCTCACCGAGTATTGAGTTAACCGATGACATTGTTCCCGAATCGGGAGAATCATACAGAATCAATATTAATGTCGACAATTCTGGAACCGCTTTAGCAAATTCAACTATCACTGTCAACGACAACGATACTGTACCCGATTTTGATACTGTTACATTGTTCTCTGATGCAGGAAGAACTTTGGCTGCCACCTCCTTTAACGAGGGCGACACTATTTACGGTAGACTGGTTACTTCAGGAACACCTCAAGGCGAGACCATCACCTACTCTTTCATCAATGGTGATACTCGAACAACTGACACGGATACCAGTGTTCATGCTACATCAGGAAACCAAGACTTTACCCTCGTACTTGGTTCGGATATTCCCACAATTAACGGATCTCCTGCTGGATTAATAGTTCGGTGCTCAAGTTCAGGAACATATGCTAACAATTTAGATACTGGCACAATAACCATTGTTGATGAAACCATATCTTATACGGCATCTGCAGTCTCTTCATCGGTCACTGAAGGTAGTTTATTGCAAGTAGAATACACTGCAACACTTGTCGGTGGCGCAAGTTATGAAAATCTTAACGTGGCGGTTGCCGACAACGGAGACTCAAGGGTAACTGCTGGTAATTATGCAATCACTTCCACTCAGTTCGGTCTTGCAGATCCTGGTGCCACTGGCGTTAGTACTGTAACATTGTCTATTGGTTCAACGGCAGATCCAGCAATAAACGGAGACGGGACTATTGAATTTGTGGGAACAGGAGCAGTCTACGGGCAGGGTTCTGTCCCTGCTCAAGTGGATATCACAGTTACTGATGCTACACCCTCTTATGGTGCATTTAGTGTTTCACCCACATCCATAGATGAAGATGGAACAGTGGCAGAGTTCGAATTACTTGCCTCCAATGTTGGAGTCGGCGTAACTGTTGATTGGATATCAAATGCTACCGGTGGTGTTGAATATGTTGGACCGGATCTACAAATTTCATACACCAGCGCTGTTGCAGGATTTGCTGACTTGACTCAAAATTTCGGAACAATCACTCGGGCAGGGGATGGTAACTTTAGATTCTGGGTTCGGGCAATTGCCGATCTTGCAGTAGACAATGAGAATCCTGAAGAGTTTTCAGTAACTATTGCGGCAACCGATTCGAATGCTACCGCAACCGGTGGACCGAGTGCCACACTTGAAGTGAACGACACAAGTATTCCTGCCGCATTCTCTGTATCCGGTGTAACAGGCGTTTCTTCAATAGACGATATCTCTGGATTGCCGACAGTTGATCAAGAGATGACTGAAGTAATTGCAGTATCAGACAATACTCCCCTTGAAACCACTGCTAGTTTTAGTTTGAATTCAGATGGAACGGTTTCTTATGCCAATGAAACTCAACAATCATCTGGTGGTAATAATAGTGAAGCAGGGACTATAATTACACCTTCTAGCGCAGAAGGAACTTTTTCTAATCCAGGTGGGATTGGACAATATTCTGGTCCTATAGACAACTGGACATCTCAAACCAGTGCATCTCCTGGAGTGGGTCAATTCTATCAGATAAATATACGGGCATACAATGTAGGGACTACCAATCTCTTAAGTCCGTCACTAGGTCGTGCGATAACGGCATCGGGTGCAAATTACGACTTTACTGCTGGCGGCGATAACAATTCTTCTACATGGTTCAGAATGAATGGTCAGACTTCTTTCACCTGTTTTGAAGATACTTCTACTCCAAGCGGGACTTATAATACAGACATGGATGTTGAAATAACAATTAAAGAATATAATGGAACTCTTGGAACGGGTACAACGGTGTTTGGTCCACAGACGTTTACTATTCGCGCTAGGAATATTGTATAATGGCAACTACATATAATTTCACAGTAACCCACAGTAATCAAGCATCTACTGCTACCATCTATTGGAGAATAAATGATGGTGTGGGCGGTATTAAAGCGACTGAATTTGTTGATGCTTCTGGTTCTGTGACATCAAATGCTAACCAATCAACTACCCTCATACC